CTTCTCCAGCACCGGGTCGGCGTTAAGCAGGTCGTCGGCCTCGATTACCTGTGCGCGTTCGAGGTTGCGGCGAAACGGCGCGGGCAGCCCCAGGTATTCCTCGGGCGTGAGTGTCGTGATCGAGTAGAGCGCGAACTCCGGCATCACGTAGTTCATCCAGTTGTCGTCGAACCGGTAACGGTAGCGCAGCTGGCCGAGGTTCTCACGGGCCTGGATCAGCGCGGCGGCGCGCGCGGCCCGGTCGGCGGCCGTCCAGCCCGGCAGGTTCGGAATGTCCATCGCGACGAATTCGGCCTTCGTGATGGTCTGAAACGAGTTGACGCCGACAACGAGCGGCTCGCTCGCCTCGATCATGTAGCTCTGGGTGACCAGACGCGTGCCGGCGTCGGTCTTCGCAATGACCTCCACCACGCGCAGCGCGCGCACGGCGCCTGCTGGCAGCACGTTCAGATCGGCGCCAATCAGAATCCCGAGCGGGCCGCCGTTCGGGTCCAGGTAAGGCACGGGCGCCGCTTCGAGCAGCGCCGTGCCCTCTTCATCGAGCACGCGGTAGCTCGCCGAGGACGGCGTGAACGCGTTGCCCGCACTATCCACGAGCGCGATCGTCACGCTCACGTCCGCTGCGGCGAGATACCGTTCCATGTCTTACTCCGCGGCTGGGGCCGGCGTTTCGACGACCGGCTCTTCTGCCTTCACGACGTCCGAGGGCACTTCGCCCAGGAAGTCGGCCTTCTCGTCCGGCGCCTGCGCGCGCAGGATGAGCGCGATCAGCTCGGCGATGCCGGTCGCCTTCACGCCGAACGTATCGCCGATCTTGCGCACGCCCTTGATGCCTTCCTTGCTGGCGATCACTTCGAGCTCGGCTTCGGTGTATTTCTGGGGCTTGGCGGCCGGGACATCTTGCGGGCGCAACGCCATCGGCGTCGAGTAGCTGTCGAGCGCCGTTTGCGAGGCCGACGGGTTCACGCCATTTTCGGCGTTCTCGACCCGCACGACGTTGGCGATGCGCGTCGCGATCATCGGCGCGACATCGACCACCGAGACGCCATCGACGAACTCGACGCCGCCAAAGTTGCCCGTGAACTGCTCGTAGCCCGGCTGGACCATCTTGATCTTCATATGTGACTCCTGATGTGCAAAAGGGCATGAGCCGAAGCCCACGCCCTTTATTTTACGCTAGGTAAGTCACGGGTGACTTACCTTCGCAGACGAAGTTTAGACGTTCGTCACGCCGCGCAGACGCGCCAGCGAGCGGGTGCTCTTCAGCGCCGAACCGCAATACCACTTCACGCGGATGCGGTCTGCGTCCTTGTTCTGCACCGTGCCGATGTCCTCGACGCGGATACCCGCTTGCTTGCCGCCCCAGAGGCCGTGAAAGCCATCCAGTTCGTTCAGGCGCACTGCATACACCGAACAGGTGTTCGTGTTGGTGCCCTTCGTTTCCGCGTTCGACAGGAAGTCGTTACGCAGAATCGGGATACCGTTGTGGCCGAGGATCGCCTGACCGAAGTTCGGCACTTCGACCATCGCCGGCTGGATGCCGCCGGTTGCATACAGCAACGAGCGGTATGCGCGGATCGTGCCCGGGCGCATCACGTATGCGTCCGCGCCGTTGATGACCGCATCGCCGAGCTCATCGAGCATCGATAGCGTGAGCGCCGCGCCGTTTGCAGCACCGCCTGCGTCGAGCGTCTGAGCGGCCGACACCATCTTCGGCAGACCGTCGAACTCCTTCGCGTTGGCCGTCGCGTCGCCTTGGGCGATCGTGCGCTTGAACTTGCGGGCAACCGCCTTCGCCTTCAGACCGATCTGCGTTGCGCGCTGATCGTTCGTGTCGGACTCGGTTTCCTGCAGGAACTTGTCGACGTCCACGTCACCAGCGAGGATGCGCAGCTTCGCCACGACCTCGGTGAACGTGCCAGCCGATTCATCCAGCTCGTCGTTCACGTCGTAGAACTCTGCGTCCGGCAGGGTGTTCTCGCGATCGTAGACGTAAGCCTTTCCGTTGATGCCGACGAACGGCAGGAGCGCGAAGAGCTCATCCTTGTCGATGATTTCCTCGATCACGCCTGCGACCAGCTGATTGTTACTCAGCTTGTCGGCTTCTTCTCGCAGCAATGGCATATCAATCTTCCTTTTCGAAAAGAAAATGGGTAGTAAGTAACCCGCGACTTACTTTAACAGGAATGCCACGGGTTTACAACTTTTTGTCGCCGGCTTACTTCAGGCCCGCGCTCTTCAGGCCCGCAGCGATCTTCGCGCGGCCCGTGAGCGGTGCGCTCACGCCAGGCTTGGCGCCCGGGGCAGCCGCCGGGTTCGTGTTGGAACCCGCGCCCGACCGCAGCTTGCTCTTGACGAGCGTGTCCTTGTCGGGGTCGCCATCGACGAGCTTCGAGAGCGCCGCGTCAAAACCGAGCGGCTCGCCCTTCGAATCGACCAGCATCGTGCGCTCGCGCGCGCCGGCGGCCTTGTCGTAGGCGACGACCGCGCCGTCCTTGAACTCGAAATGTGCGCCGTAGATGCGACGCGCCTTGGCAACAGAGAGAGTCAGCTCGTCTGCGATGAACTTGGACTGGCCGAAGGCGTTGCCGACGGTCAGCTCGGCGATCTGCGACTGCAGCTCGGACACTTGCGACTGCGCGGCAGTCACCGCTTGCTCGCGCGCGGCGATGTCGGCGGCGTGCTGGTCGGCCATCTGTTGCTTCAGGCGATCCCATTCGTCCTTCGCTTCGAGCTTGGCGGTTTCAGCTTCGGCCTTTTCGCGCAGCAGTGCCTTGACCTGCGAGACGTCGATGCCGTCGAACTCCTTCAGCCGAGCATTCGCTTGCTCGAGTGCCGAGGTGGCGTTCTTCAGCTTGTCCTTCTTGTCCATCACTTCGCGGATCAGGCGCGCTTCTTCGTCGGTCGGCTTCTTGCCGCCGGTCGGGTCACCCGTGCCACCCTGGCCGCCTTCGCCGCCGGATTTGCCGTCGCCCGCACCTGCGCCCTTGCCTTCACCGCCGGAGCCACCTTCGCCGCCTGCCGGCCCACTGCCTACGCCACCGCCGCCGGAGCCGCCTTCGCCCTCGGGTGCCATGTAGCCGCCGTGTGCCATCAGTTTCATCAGGAACTTGTTCATCTCAATGCTGCCTTTCGTGTGGGCGCTCTCTTGCCCGGGGTTTGTGTGTGTGGCCGGTCACTCGGCCAGTCGGTGCTACGCTGCTTTCTTGCCGGGGTTCAACATCTGCCCGGCGACCTGCTTGCCGCCCGTTTTCTGAATCTCAGCGCTGGATACGGGCGAACCGCCAGCGCCAGGTGCCGCCAAAACGTCTTTCGGCGGCCACGAGCTCAGCTCGGACTTCATCTTTTTGACAAGCTCCTCCTTGAGCATCGGGAACAGCTTGTCAATCGTCGCGTCCATCTGCTGACGGCGCACGGCGTCCGGCGCGTCGATCAGCGACAGGCGCGCGGCAATGTCGAACTCGTCGTAGAGGCCACGGACGTCGAAATCTTTCGGATACTCGACCATCTGCTTGGTCTTGTCGGCGCCCGTCGCATCGGGCGCGAAGTCGGCCTGCGTGCCGTTCCAGAGCGACACGAAGTAGCAGAGCTGGCGCTCGACCTGCTCGAGGCTGTCGGCCTTGGCGGTGAGCAGCGAATTGACGCGCTCGAAGTCATACGCCTTGGCGACGCCGGAGCTGTTGTCGATGCCCTGCGAGTTGTCCTGTTTCGTGCGCTCGCCGGCAAGGCCCGTCGAGTGGTAAATCTCGTTGATGATCTTGGAGATCGTCGAGACGATCAGTTGCGCCTGCTTCACGTCCGGGCTGATGAACTCAGGCTTCCCGGGGCCCGAGCCGTCGTAGGTGAAAATGCGCTTCGTGCCCATCTCCACCAGCTTGTCGAAGCCCTCGTCGCCTGCTGGCAACGACTGCGCCGGGATGACGAGCTGGCTGAAGGTCTGGTCCTGGATGATCGCGTCGAGGTTCGAGAGGTAGTTCGCCACCGCCCGGTCCAGATACGCGACATCGGCGATCAGCGCCGGCGACGTGTAGGGCTCGTCCGAGATCACGTTGTCGGCTGCGAACACCGGCACGACCCCGAGGCCGTGCGCCACGGGCTCAGCAACCTGGATGATCGGCTTGCCGCGCTGATACACCACCGTGAAAAGCTGCGAGGCGTCGCGCGTCCAGAGCCGATAGCGCTCGATGATGTCGCCCGACGAGTTGATCGGGTCCGAGTCGTCGCGCGCTGTCTCGTAGATCAGAATCCAGTTGAGCTTGCCGAGCTCGTCGGTCGAGAGATCGAGGACGTGCTGGGGCTTGACGATGTAGCTGTAGCAGCGCGCATCGGTCGCCTTCTGGTCGGCCACACTTTTCACGTCAGCCGTCTTCGTCGAATCGACCACTACCCAGATACGGCCGAACGTCGATGAGCGGTTGGACACACGCTTCATGTAGTCGGCAATCGGGCTTTCGTTGAGCGTCGCGCGCTTCCAGAACTCCTTGATGTAGTCCGGGGCGTCCTCATTGCGCTTGATGTCGATCTTGAAGACGTATTTGTCCAGCAGATCGACCACCTCGCGCGTGTGGTTGAAGCGGTAGGCGCGCTTCAGGCGCTCCTTATACTCCTGGTCGCCTTCCTTGCGGTATTTGTGCAGGTTCTCGACGAACCACTGCCGCCCGCCTTCGTAGGTCTGCTCGAGGAAATTCCAATGCGCCTCCATCGCCTCGTAGAGGGGATGACGGCGCTTGATGAATGTCTGGAGCTGTTTCTGGCTAAACGACATAACGGGCGTGCCGGGTGTAGAGTAACGGGTCACTTACCATAACATCAAATGGACACGCCTGCAATGCTGATTTCGCGCACCGGGAACATATACTCGACCGGGTAGCCGAGTGCGTCGCCCATGTGATCGACGCCCATGTCCTTGTCGACCTCGCGCC